GCCATTTTTAAACATAATAAGGTTCCCATCTATCCAATATAGGCCGATCTATCCTGCAGAATATAGCGTAATATCTTTTACTATACCAGGCTTTATTTGCATGATTTGTAATGGCATTAAGCTACGTTCCTCATTCTCTCACAAAGTCTTTCTGCTCTGTTTGGTACTTGTCTTGCCCACTTACTATCTTCCATCTGTATTGCGGCTTCTATCCAATTTGCATCCATCACTGCTTCATACATTTTACGAAATTTGGTCAATCTTGGGCGGCCCAGATTAAACATCATATTTGCAATAATTCTCTGTGCATCTTCTGGAAGATCATCAAAAAATTCATAAAGTTTTCTACATTCGTCTATGGTTACATCTAAATCTTCTGCAAAAAGCTCATCAACTCTTTCTACAGAAACTGGATCACCAACCTCTAACTCATTTTCTGGGTCTGTAGCTCTACATAAATGACCCACGCCGCAAGTCTTATATCCAAGATGATCATTATAAATTTCGTAAATTACGCCCTCATCTGCTTTAATTTCTTGTTTTAATTTTTCTAAATCCATCTATCTACCTTGCCTACGTTTTACACATTGTACATGACGATAATAAAAGTAATTACCAATTTTATTAAAAAATTTTGATAATTTCAACCATGTCCACATCACTTTTTCATATTCTCTCTGGCTATACCTTTTGTTTTTTCAAATGACCTCATACCACCAAGTCCTAATAATGAAAGGGTCAACGTCATAAGTTCTCCAGTATTAAGCTCTGGAAGCAAAACCTCTGGTGCCCAAACACTAGTTGCCCATTCTGCTATTGGCATAATAAAAAACTGTGTAAATAAACCTAGAGCACATATCCACATTATGGCTGGTCGGGCTCCTGCAACAAATAAGCTAGGGTGTTTGGCTTGTTCTACATTAGCTTGTATTTGACCTTTAGCCAGTTCCTGTGCGTGTTTCTGTGCAATCGTAGCTAAGTCATGTGCCAATTTATTCTTTTGATCTTTGTCCTCAATAAATTTGCCAAGAAGATTTGATACTGGCCCGATTAATGCAGTCAACATTATTTTTCACCTTTTTTTGCCATTTGATTAAATCCTATAAAAGACCCAATAATACCCATATTACTTAGCACCCATATTTCTGCTATGCCTGATAAATGATCAATTCTTTCCATAGGCAGTAATGGTGTCATTAACACAACTATAAACAAAGTAACAGATAACGCAGAGAACCAAACTAAGTATCTTTGCTGATCTTCTTTTTTGTCTCTGTTTTCTAAAAGAATAAGTTTTTCTCTCATTTCAAATTCAGAATCACTTATTACGTTGTCACCATTAGTGTCGAGTTTTTCGTATTTAGACCCTTTTTGTAATCTTTTTGTCATTGTAGCATCTCATTTAAACCAAATACTTCTAACAACATAAAAGTAAAAAACAACATTAATATTCCACCAGCTATAAGTTTACCACTGAAGTTTGTTGATCCTATTTTTATAGCTACAAATTCATTACCTAATATTCTAAGGGAAAGCTCAAAAGAATTGTTACTCATATCTAGATTAATTATTTTCTTTTTTTCTTCTGTCATTAGTACACCTTTACTTTTTTGGGGTCTACCTTTGGCACTAATTTGCATAAACATTGATATGTTTGCTCATCCTTACCTTTAACAATCGTTTGATTATGTAATCTTTTTTTATAAGACAAACAATTATTTACATCTTTAAAATACACGCCACCTTCTATTTGCAATCCTAAATAACACACTAGCATGAAGGCAGTCATTACCTTACTAATAAACCTATCAACATAACTATAGCAGTACCAGATGTTGCAATCATAATATGCTCCATCCTTTTTATTCTTAATATTGTTTCTTTCCAGCGTTCATCACTTACAGCAAGGTGTTTTTCTAGTTTTACATGAACATCTTGTAGAGTTGGTTTAGCCAACTTCTTTATCCTCTTGCTTATTCATTGTTTCTTTTAATGATGCTATTAATGAATTAGTGAAGCTAGTTTGAGCCACAGATACTTGATCTAGTTGAAATCTAAGTTGAGTTGATTTAGCTTGTAAATCTTTAATTTGAGATATTAAATATTTTTGCGTTTTATCTAATTCTTCTTCTTTGTATGAATTGCCATCCAAAGTAAATATATTTTCATCAGACATTACCAAGATACTCCTTCTTTAATATTTGGGGATTTATTTTCAGCTATTTGTGCTTTTATATCATTTTCAATTAATTTTAATTGGTCATCACCAATTTTTTCTTTTATCCAACTAATTGCCTTTGCTTCTGTAATATCATCAAATTTAATAAATGGCTGACTGCCAAGCTCAAGATCAACTTGACCTATTCTTGCACCAGTATTGCCATTACTGTCAGATTCATATGCTTTCCATGTTATTCTAGTAACAACATCAGATTTATCTCCTTGAGTTGCATCTCTTAACATTCTTTTAATTTGCCATGTTATTGCCATTATGCACTCTCCAATGCTGTTATTCTTGCTTCTAATTCCTGTATGGTCTTCACGAGTAAAGGCACAATTTTAGATTGATCAATGTTTTGATATACATTTTCTGTTTTCGTTTTTGTCCAAGTTTGACCATCTTCTTTGGTAGATTCGAGAACATTCTCAGACAATATATTTCCATTCGCATCTTTGATTGTACCTAAATCTTGTGTTCCATCTTTTTCGCCAGTAATTGCTTCAGGCACAACACTTGAAACCTGGTGAGCTAAAAATCCATCAACAGTAGTATCTGCATCTGATATAAAGTTAAATCTACAAGGCTTTAATTCTTTTATTCTTGATGTTGCATCAAAATCATAATTTACATTTTCTTTGAGCCTGTAATCAGAGGAAGTGTTAAATGCAGTTGATGAACCAGTAACTGAAATAGTACCTACAAGAGTTCCATCTCTACGAAATGTCATAACATTTCCATTATCACCAGTTCTGTTAGAAGTAAGACCAGCATCTCCATTAGAACTAAATTGAGATGTACCATTGTTACCTATTCTTACACCATTGGCAGTTCCTTCAGCAGGGCTTTGGTCTGTAGTTCCTACAAGAACATTTCCACCATTTGGATTTAAAATAAGAGTACGATAGGCTACGCCATAATCTGCTGTTTGAATCCAACCATAGTTATCATCAACAATACCAAATAGCATTCTTGTATCGGCAATAACTCCAGTTCCAGTAGTAAGTGCTAAAATGCCAGTGGTAAGACCTCCAACATTAGATCCACTTGCACCTACAACTGTTAGTGATTGAGCTGGTGGAGCTGTTGTACCAATCGCAACTCTATTGTTACCTGCATCAACATATATCATTCCTTCATTGTCATTTGATTCGACACGAAAGTCTATGTCTGCACTATCTTGATTAAATACAATCGAATTATTAACTAATTGTAGACACTCTGCACCACCTGCATGAAAAGTTAGATTATCATTACCTTCCCATTGTATTCCAGTATTTCCATCACTAGCACCATATATATTCCTAACATAAATATCTTGATTAAAAGTTGCATCACCTGCCGCAGACATATCTAGTGTAAGAGCAGTTATTGCAGTACTACCATCAGTTCCCTTAAAAACAATGTCCTCATCTGCTATTGAAGCATATATACCTAAATCATTACTAGTCTTTGCTATTAAACCAAATTGTGTACCACCATCTTTTAGTATTATACTACCACCATCTGCATCAAGAGTAATGTCTCCTGCTACATCTAGAGTTAAATCACCATTAAGAGTGGCTATAGTTCCATTTGTGCCATCACTTGAAAGCATAAGGTCAGCACCAGCACCAAATTGCATATTATTATTATCAGCTACTTTTAGGTCGTGATTAAATATAGCAGTTCCAGCATCTGACATATCAAGAGTAAGAGCAGTTACACCACTACCATCATCATTGCCTTTTAAAATTATATCTTTATTTGAAACACTACTTTGAATTACAAAATCACTTGAATTATTTTGAAGCAAACCAAATTGTGTTGAATCATCTACAAGCCTTATATCACCACCATCGGCATTTAAAAAAATATTTCCTGCCACATCTAGTGTAAAATCACCACTAGATAAATCTATCTCTGTGCCATCTATGGTTATGTTATCAACTACTACTCCTGCATTAGCAGTAACCACACCTGTAACACCCAATGTGCCACCTATTGTAGCATCATCTGTTACTGTAAGGTCATCTTCAACTTTCAGATCAACAACATTTAAGGAAGCAAAGGCATCTACAACTGCTGCACCACTTCCAGCACCATCTAAGTAAACTGCTTTTGTATCTCCAGGAGGTATTGTTACATTTGCACCAGACCCTTGACTTATTATTATGTTTTGTGACCCACTTGTACCATTTTCTATAAAGTGCAATCTATTAAGTGTGTTTGGTGCTATTGTAATTGTACAAGCACTATCGAGAGTTCCAGTGTACTTTATGTACATTGCTCTAGCTGGGTCTGTTGCTCCATCTGCTACTGTGCTTGTATGAGTATCAGCATTTGTTGTTATGGCTTCTGTGCCAAACCCAAGTGCTTCACCAATCAATTCCAGGTTTGTGTTGGTTACTGTTCCCCATGTACCACTGGCATCACCAGTAGCCATTTCATTAAGTCTAAGGTCGTTTACATAAGTTGAAGCCATATCAATCTATCCTTATTATTCCAGATGTTCCTGCGGCTGGTAACACAATTTCAAATGTACCCCCTGCAACTGTAAAATCTCCTCCAAATGCTAAAACTGCTATTGCTTTATCACCATTTGTATCATTGTATATCAAAGCACCATTTGCAGTAAAGGTTGCAGAAGTCCATGTGGGATTGTCGCAATCAAAGTGAGCAGTTGTTCCTGTTGTCGTAACAGCTTTATTAGTTAGTGTTTCACCACCTGCCGTATATCCAGTGCCACTTATTTCATTTGAGGTTGAGTAAGCAGTTGTCCCAGCACCTAAACTTGCTGAACTTGTGTACAGTGCTATTTTAAGTGTATCTGCGATTAAGTCGTGCCCTTCATCTAATAATTCAACTTTAAAAGATGTACACATTGCTTGTGATATTGCCATTTATTTTCTCCTTATATTCCAGCGTTATATTCTGCTGTGTAATTTCTTGCCATCTCTTGTTGAAACAATGCAATAGCTTCATCAAATTGTGCTTTGTACAATGATAGCGTTTCTGAAGCCTTTAGGAAAGCACTAGTTTCATAAAGTGCTGCAGCCAGTAAGACATTTTCTGCATTATCGCCTATCCAAGTTGTCGAGTTGCTGGAGGATAATCCTGTAACAGGAGCAACAAAATCAACTTGGTAGGCTAAAGTTGCACTAGGGGTAGGTGCGACTGTAAATATAATACCACTAGTTGTGGCATTTTTTGTGCTATACATTTCTGGTGTAGATGTTGTACTAGAATTAGGATGATAGTCTCTTAGATAGCTATCAATTCTATGGTCTAAGAAAGATACATTATTACTACTATCAGTTATAGAAACTTGTCTAATCATCCTAGCGTTAGCAACTGTATAATCAAATGTGCCTACTACAAAGTTTGCAGTTGCCACTTGTCTAAAACAAGGTAGACTTGGCAATCTTTGAAATATCATTTCTTCTGCTTGTGCTATTATATCATTAATAGAATTGGATAGCTCTGTGCTATCATCTTCCATAAAGTTTTGTATTTGTGAAACTAAGCTAGTATAATTCATTTATTGACCCCATGTACTTTCACCCCAGTCACCACCACCAAATCCTAATTCAGCTATATTAACACTTACAGAACCAATAGCTCCTGTTCCAGCCAATCCAGTTTCTGTGAGAGATGCTTTAGGTATTTCTGTACCAATAGCACCAGTTCCAGCTAGTCCAGTTTCAAGTAGTGCAATTCTTACGTTAGCACCATCTGTAACACCAATGCCACCTAAGTTAGCAGTGCCACTCACACCCGTTGCATTAAACTTATTTGTTATTACTGCAGTACCTAAGTTTGCAGTTCCAGCTACTCCAGTTTCTGGTACTTGTGCTGAAAAACTAATAGTTCCAATTGCTCCAGTGCCATTAACGCCTGTAACATCTTGTGAATGATCTACTTTTATACTAATTGTGCCTATAGCACCCAAGCCTTTTATGCCTATACCTTTTTGTGCGTTTTCAATTTTACTTGCAAAGATATCTGTATTAAATCCAACTACAAAACTAACATTTTCTGGATCATTGTCTGGTCTTGGTTGAAATAATGCAGTCGCATCTATAACATTTTTAGCTGGTGTAAGTTGTGGATGCTTGGGATCAAACTCACTAGGTTCAACTCTA